GTGCGCGGAACAGATGCAACTGTCGGTGCACGCTTATTCGCAGGGTGGTGGAGTGATAGTAAAGGGGCTTAGGCCCCTTTTTTTTATTCAACGATTAGGAAAAGAGAGACTCTGTGGCATGTTATGCCAATGTTAAGTTTTCACTTTCCCCCGAATTTCCTACCTTTGCTCCTATGAAGTACCGCAGCGCAGACTTTGAACTGTCCGTGAAGGACGTCGACACCGCAGGGCGTACCGTGTGCGGGTACTTATCGACTTGGGACACCGTCGACACCTACAACGAGAAGATGGAGCGCGGCTGCTACGCGAAGAGCATCGCGGAGAACGGCCCCGGCAGCGCCAGGCCGCGCATAACGCATCTTTGGAACCATGACTCTTATTCGGGTATGCCCATCGGCAAGCTCCAAACATTGAAGGAGGACGAAATGGGGCTGTACTTCGAGTCGAAGATCGCCAACACCCAACGCGGCGAAGACGTGCTCACCCTCTACCAAGAGAAGATTGTCCGCGAGCATAGCGTAGGCTATAAGCTGATCCAGTCGCGAAAGCCTGCCGAGCAAGGCCCAGCGTTGGTTCAAGAGGTCAAGTTATACGAAGGGTCTACCGTTATCTGGGGCGCCAATGAAGACGCGCTTATGACGGGGATTAAGACCCTGTCGGGCGCATCCGAAACAATCAAAAACATTCGCCGCGTCCTGCGGTCGGCAAACATTTCCGACGAGCTAGGCGAGGTACTAGAATTGCAGTTACGAACCCTCGAAGCACTCGACGAGGATGGGGCCGTCAAGAGCACCCCGCCCGCACCCGAGCCGCCTATCGACTTGGTGAAGCTGTACAAATCCCTGTAATTCCAACACACACAATGGAACTCAACGAGCAAATTTCTGGTCTGAAGACCTTCGTGGTCGATCAAATCAACGCGAAAATCAACGAGGCCACCGAGGCCATCAAGTCGGGCAACACCGCCCACGCTGACGAGGTCAAATCGCAGCTTACCGACGTCATCAACCAGCACGTGAAGCGCATCGACGACGTCGACGCCGCCGTGCAGAAGATCAAAGCCAACGGAGGCTCTGCCGGTCAGGCCCTCGTCACCGCCGCACAGCACATCGCCGAGGCGTTGCGCAACGAGAAGGCAGACGCCTATGCCGCCTACAAAGCCGCCAAGTCAGGCAAGTTCGAGATTGAGATGTCGCGAAAGACCGTCGGCACTATGACCTTCGGCACCAGCACCTCCGGCCAAGTCGTCGACAACGTATACCTTCCCGGTATCGTTTCGGACGTCTACCGCGTGAACCGCGTGCGCGGGATGCTCCCCATCGGCACTATGTCGGGCGACAAAGTCCAATATGTAGCCCAGACTGGCGGCGAGGGCAACGCCGGAACAACCACGGAAGGCGATACCAAGAACCAGATTGATCAGGACATCGCTTTGACCGACGCGCCCGCGCGTAAGGTGACGGCCTTTCAGGTCGTTTCTGAAGAAATGTTGGAAGACATCGCGGCATTGTCGAGCTTCATTGGTTACACTTTGATCAACAAGGTGGCCGACGCGGAAGACAACCTTTTGCTGTACGGCGCGAACAACACCGCCCCGAACCTGTTGGGTCTGACCGTCAACGCGCAGGATTCTACCGACCTGTCGGGATTCACCGTCACCGAGGCCAACAAATGGGATGCAGTGATGGCCGCCAAGGCTCACCTCGCATCTTTGAACTACACCGCCACGGTGGTCGCCATGAACCCCGTTGACCTCTACGCTATGGCAGCCGCCAAGGGCAGCAACGGGCAGTACGTCGCGCCAATCTTCTGGACGGACGGCGTGCCCACGCTCTGGGGGCAGCCCGTGTACATGACGACCGCGATTAACGCGGGCAACCTGTTGGTGATGGACGGTACTCGCGCCACGCAGCTGTTCCAGCGCGCGCCGTTGAGCATCCGTTTCTACGATCAGGACTCGACGAACGCACGTCAGAACTTGATTACCGTTGTTGGTGAGGAGCGTTTGGCATTGCCGATCTTCTACCAAGACGCGATTTTCTACGATTCGTTCAGCGACATCTTGGCCGCTATCGAAGTGTCCTAACCGACACACGGATAAAAGGTAAAGGGGCTTAGGCCCCTTTTTTTATTTTTGCGCGAGCATCCAATCTACGATGGTACACGCATCTTCATCTTGAAAGTCGTAGTCTTCACCGAACAAGGTGAAGAGAGTGTCTTGGCTCACAGCCTCGGCGCAGAGGTGGTTGTCCGCTTTTGTGCCAACGTAGAACGTTAGCCCTTGGTTTTTGTAGTACCGAGCCCAGAGGCTGCCCTCAGAGCTATTTCCGCAAGAGATAGCGGCCAAGATGTCGCGAATCAACTCGTCTCGGTCCGCCTTTGCAAAGGCGGCGGCAACTTCAGACACTTGTTTCATGGCGTTTGTTTGTTGTTGTTGTTGTTGTACCCTACAAATGTGCGGTACTTTTCCCGTCCGTATGTTATGCCAATGTTAAGTTTTCACATCCCCCCAAATTCATTACCTTTGCCTAAACACTCCCAGCAATGGCAAAAATTGACGGCAAGTATCTGCGCATCATCATCGACGGCGCAACCATCGTCGGGTCAGTGACCGACGAAATCACCTTTGAAAAAGATATGATCGACGCCACCACCAAAGACTCGGTGGACGGCGCGAAAGAATACATCCCCGGCGAGGTGGGCGGCACTTTTTCAGCTACATTCGCCTACGACCAAGCCGCCGCGTCTACCTCGGTGGATGAGCTGTGGGACAACTTGTATGACGGCGTTTCGGTGGTGTTCGAGTATGGCGGTGTAGTGTCTGGAGACCTTGTGTTTTCTGGCGACGCCTTCGTTCAGTCGATGACCGTAAACGGTCCGAAGAACGAACTTGCTACCGTAGACGTGGCGTTCCAAATCAGCGGCCCGATTACCCGCGAAACCGTTTCCTAAATGGAGTTCACTATCTGCGGCAAGCCCGCCAAGTGGAGCAACGCGTCGCTGTATAAGTTTGGGCGCATCCTTGAACTTGTCGCCGTCAGCGACATCCAGAATCGCATCAAAGACCTCGGCGCGGTTCTCGATGGCAACCCCGAAGCGGAACTAACCCTCGACCACATCGACACCATCGCGGCTATCATCGCCGCCGCATGCTCTGTGGAGATTGACGAGGCGCGTGAGATGGCCCTTTCTGGCGGCATGGCCGAAGCTTTGGCAGGCGTCATCCAAAACTCCCCTCTACCCCGCGAGACAAAGATAGACGCGCCGGAGGAGCGGAAGGCGGGGGAGTGACTTGGGCCGACCTGCTAGACAGGGCGGCTTATTTCCAGATCAGGGAACCGGACTTTTGGAATATGTCACCTGCCGAGTTCGAGAGGTGGGCATACAACGCAGCGGTGAAGGATGAGCACGAGTGGCATCGTTGGAGGGTTTTGGTGGCGCAGCAAATCAACATACACGCCCGCAAGGGATCGAAGAAGGAGGCAACGGATATCCTATTCCTACCTATTATGGACGCTCAGATGAACACCCATAAGTTGCAGAGGGCAAAGGCCGCCTTGGAGGTGGACTTTAGCGCGTGGGATAAAATCAAGAAGCGATGAACGTAGGGGAGATTAATGCTGAGGTAGGTCTAAAGCTCGACGGGCTGACGGCTGATTTGGCGCGGATGGAGGCGAAGATAGACGGGAGTGCGCAAAATGCGGCGGCGAGCGTTAAGAGCGTGGGAACTTCCCTTGCTGGGGCGTTTGCTGGCTTGGCTATCGGTCAAATGGTTGGCGACATCGTCCGCGTGCGCTCTGAGTTTGAGCGTTTCGGGGCGGTCTTGACCAACACCCTTGGTAGTTCGTCATTAGCGCAGCAGGCGCTTAACGATATTCGTGAGTTTGCCGCCAACACGCCATTCGAGGTGGCTCAGTTGGCAGATGCCTACGTGAAACTAACCAACAGGGGCCTACAGCCGTCTATGGAGGCTATGAGGGCTCTCGGCGACGTGGCAAGCTCGACGGGCAAGACCTTTGATATGCTCGCTGAGGCTGTTTTGGATGCCACAACGGGCGAGTTTGAACGGCTAAAGGAGTTCGGCATCCGCGCGAGCAAGTCCGGAGACCAAGTTACCTTCGCTTTCAAGGGCGTAGAGACGCAGGTAGAGTTTACCGAGCAGGCGATCAACGATTACATCCTATCATTGGGCAACCTTGAGGGCGTTCAGGGGTCGATGGCGGCTCAGATGGACACTCTAGGGGGTAAAGTGTCGAATTTGAAAGACGCTTGGTCTTCATTGTTGGTGTCTTTGGGCAATTCGGGGGTGTATAAAGCGGCTGTTTCTGGCCTCACAAACATCATTTCGCAGTTCGGTGAGATGGTGGAAGAGTTCTCGAACCTTTCAAGGGCTCGGCAAAACTTCACCGACGACGAAATTCGCGCGATCGGGGGCACTACGGCGGCGGTGAACGCGCTGACCAAGGCCCGCGCCAAGCAGGCCGAGGCCGCAAAGAAAGAAACGGGCGGCGGCGGTGGTGGCAAGGCGAAACCGAAGGTTGCGGGCGGCAAAGGCAAAGGCAAAGGCAAAGAAAGCGAGGGCGACCGCAAGTATATGGCGGCATTGGCGAACGCCACCGTAGACCTGTCGGATAAGTCATTGCAAGCCGTCGGCTCGGTCGAGATGCTCGGCTCGGCGATGGCGATAAATACGGAGCAGATAATTGGGGGTACTACTGCCACCGAAGCCCTCATAGCTGCAGGCGCAAGGTTCAATGAACAGATGCTCGTCGGGCAGGAGATAACAGCGTACTTTGGCTCGGGGCTACAGCAGACCTTCGCAGCCGCGTTGTTCTCGGGGCAGTCGTTCTTTGAGACTTTCGGGAACTATTTGCTGAATTTGGTGCAACAGCTTATCGCCGCCGCCGCCGCCGCATTGGTGCTGTCGCTGATCCTATCGTCCCTCGGAGGGGGCTTCGCGGGGGGCGCATCCATAGGGCAGCTGTTCAAATCGAACTTCTCGGCTATGGCCGGAATACCCGCCCTCGCATCGGGTGGCATCACCACCGGCCCGACGTTGGCAATGATCGGCGACAACCCAGGGGGGCAGGAGGTCGTTATGCCGCTTTCAAAGTTGCAGGGTATGATGGGCAACTCAGGGGGCGGCGAGTTCCGCATCGCTGGCGAAGACCTTGTCACGGTGACCAAGCGAACAGATCGGGCGAACGCAAGGTACATCTAATTAGGAATGGGAACACGATACAAGACGCTGTTCAACGACGTCCATACCGAGGTCGAATGGACGGTGCGCATCCTAGACACCTCCTACGTAGGCGCGGAGCTTGATATGAACCTCGAACGCGAGGCGTTTGAGCTCACCCACGGCGAGAACGGCATCCCCATCTCGGCGGCTATTATTGGAAGCCAGTGCGACGTGTTCGTCTTGGTCGACAACGACACCTTGGCCACGTTCATCGACACCATCGCGACCGAACAAGAGGATAAGTATTACATCCAAATAGACAAGAACGGCGCTGTGTTCTGGAGGGGCAAGATTCTACAAGACCAGATTCGCGTCGAGTTCAAGCCGCAGCCCTACGGGGTGCGCCTGCGCGCCACCGACGGTCTCGCCACCCTCAAAGATCGCAGGGCGGCGATCACCAATTACGATTCAATTCTCCGTACCATAATCGAAATTCTGGACTACCTCGATCCCGATTCGCTGTTCCTCCCCGACGAGGCGTTTGTACGCACCTCTGTACGTTGGTTCGAGAATCAGACGTGGACGACGAGCGCGCCAAATGCCCTCGACGGCATCGCTTATTCACGCCTGCCATCGCGCCTGTCGACCGAGTACGACATCGGCGCCGACGGCGAGCCCGCGTACAGGTCTTGGTATGACTGGCTCGAAGGGGTCTTGACCGCCTTCGGGGCGCGGGTGATGCTGTCGGAAGGTATCTGGTGGGTCGAGCAGGTGACAGAGTTGGCGACGCCATCCCTGTCTCGGTACAACACCTAT